GATTGCTTATCAGAAACCTAGATGGGCAAGGAAATGAAGCCAGCCCTCTAGTCCGGCCTGACGATAGCGACGACCTTGTCCGCATGAAGGTGATGCTTCAGGAGTACCGCGGTGCGATTCGCAACTCTATGGATGACAGCCCAGAGGTATCGCAATACGTCAACACGCTCCTCGATATCGTTGAGCGGGGCATGCCTATCGAGTTCGTCACGAATACTAACGGCGTTTACATAAACCCCCACAGGGAGGGTGTCTCAGGCTCGTTCTATGCAGCCACATTCTCGATAAGCCTAGATCCTAAGCTGTTAAGTGACTCGGCAAGAGATGCAGCGGAAAGAGCTAGATTGCTACATGTTGTTGCTCACGAACACTGGCATTTAGCAGATGAAGTAAACGGCTACTCAAAAAACATGCCAGAGCTTGGCATCAAGCCAGCTACGTCGAATATTGAAGTCGATCCGGTATTCAACACTATCGACCTTGATCTCGGCGACATTGCCGGCAGTTTATTCGATAAGTGGTCGAGTGGTACGAAGTTAGGTCAGGAATTTCATTATCCATTCCGAAGCCTTGGAGATACGATTGCTGACGAAGTACAAAGCACTGATTCGGCGCCTTTGCAGGAAAGAATAAGGGCTGTTATCCGCACGTTTGAGAAAGAAGTGTTCGCTCAAGCTGGAGCGGTATTCATAGGTAACCCAGATCTTTTGAAAGCAGAGGCTCCAGCAGCGTATAATCTGTTCAGAGCTATTCAGAAACAACCACAGCTTTCCGCGGGGCAATTAGATTATGGTCAAGATACGACTATCTCTGGACAGGAACGAGAGTCCGTCAGTAGCACAGTACAGGCAGACTTTCGGTCACGGGCCAGCAATAGAAGCGTACAAATTCCTGTCCCAAGCAGAGGTGGACAAGATAGCGGCGGACTCGGTGTCGGAGGGCAAGCCATATCCTCAGTGGAGGGATCGCCGCGAGACGGTGACGGGGACGCATCTGGACGGGGCTTACGGGAAACCCCAGCCCTAGATGTAAGGGAAGATCAGAAGTACCTATACCAGAAGCCCAGAGGCAAGGTTCGCGGCAAGTCCGCCATAAATAAAAAAATCACCCCAGCGAATTCGGCTCAACAGCTTCAGCTATTGAGTGAACTTGTTGCTCGTCATCCTAACGTCTTAGACAGTGCAGCTAAATACACTGCGTTTGAGAAGGATCTAACAGGCGGTTCCTTACAAGTTAAAACCGCAGATGGGAACATAAAAGAAACTCTTGTTCTCAGACCCCCGCATTATCTTATAAAGCTCTACAACGACATGGACTTGTGGGTGGAGACTCACTCCAAGTTGCGTGGCGATCAGTTAGCTGCCGCAAGCGCTGGGTTAGAAACAGCAAAGCAAATGGGCGAGCTATACGCTAATGGTGACGCAACCCCAGCGACTACCGCAAAGCTCATGCTTTGGGGAATGCTGTCTAGAATGCTTACTGCAAGCGCACAGGAAAGTGCTTTCGTTGACCTTATGACCAAGCTGCCTGGGTCATCCGGCGATCCGGTTAATTCTCTTGTAGAAAAAGCTTTGACCGGAGGCTTTACCGATGAGCAAGTCACCGTGACCGTGGTGACAGACAAGTCTAAGGGGACAACTAAAGAAGTCACAATGAACCGTGACGTAGCGGAGTGGAGAGAGTCCGTATCCGACATGATTCCAGAAGGATCGTTCGGTAAGTCTGGCACATCCAACGCGAATGACTTCGGCAGCTTCATGCTCAAGATGTCTGAGATGGACGGCAACCAGTCTAAGCTTGCCAGGTTGCACGATCTTGTTTCAGATCGATCCATATCTACCGCCCGTGTGCGTCAAGAATTCCAGTCCATGATGGGTGGTGCAGGGATCGACAATAAAGTCTTCTCTTTCCTAATGCTTATGACGGGCAGGGATGACGTGGTGATATTGGACAGAATCCAATTGAACACGATGTGGGATACAGGGCGTTACGGGAAGCTTATCTACGACGACATCGCTGAAAACTTCAGCAACTTCCATGGGCTCGCGAGGTACGAGGTTTTAGAGAACGCGATCCAGCAAAAAATTGTTGAGCTATACACGCTGCTGGGTAGACCGCAGGACGCGAGTGTTGGTCGCTATCACTGGGAAAGCTGGGTGCTAAACTCCGGTCAGGTAGTGGCGCATCCAACCATGCAGGGTCTGGTTGCGGACATCACGGGAGCGCCCAATCCATATGCATTTATGGGTGCGCCAGAAGGTAAGCAGAACATGTATCGCTATGGCGCTATTTACGCCAGAGACGATCAGGGGCAACCGTATTACTTATACGCCGACTCCAAGGGTACGCCTTACAAGCTTGATCGAGATCAGTTTGGAAACTTTCTTAGCGAGATCCAAAAACCAAAAAACGGTATAGTTCCTCGTAACTTCAAGGTGAGCGAATATGATGAAGGATTCCCGTGGTACGAAGCCGATGGAGTTGACCGAGCAAAACTGGATGAAGTCCTCAAAGCTAACGCTGAAAGAGAGGCAACTCAAAGAGAATATGGTGTTGCGGAAGATGTTCGGGATGAAGGTCAAGCCGATGGCGCCGGACAAGGACTAACACCCACCCCAGCGCTAGACATTGGCGTTGGCTTCCGCGGCGTTACTGAACAGGTAGGCACTAGAAACCAACTCGTTACAGATCTGGAAAACGCAGGCATCCCGCAGCGGGAGCTTGTTACCGACATTACTGATCAAGACCTTGACGCCATGTCTCCGGACTCGAAGCGTCTCCTCAAAGCCCTACAAAACGATGACTGGTTAGGATTCGATAACATCGATGACTTGCTCGTCACTATCTTTGATGAAGGCTTAGACGCCTACGATGCGTCGATCGCTACCAAAATCGCACTAGGTCGATACGTCAACCAGAACTATGGCGGCGTCTCATCCGCGCTGGATATGGTTGGTGACAACCCTAATAAAGACCCAAGCAGTAAGTTCAACGTAGAAGACGCGACCAACATAGTCAAAGACCTCCAGTTCCGCTTCGAGAAAATCTTACCGTTCTATCGAGGGCTCATGGATCAATACGTTGACATGAAGCAGTTGGAGCGACGGATCGCTGCCGCAAAAGGCATAGAGAAGCTACCGGCTGATGAGTCTTTCTACGATTCTGAAAACCTAATGCATGGCAAGGCTGCGTATGAGCTAGACCTGGTTCAAAAGAATTATCTAGATCCCATCGTTGAGATACTCTCTAAGAAGCAGATCGACGTTGAGGGTCTTGGTAAGTATCTGCTGGCAAAGCATGCCCCTGAGCGCAACGCAGTGATCGCGCAGAAAGCGATAGAGAAAAGAGAGAAGCTGGTCGCGAGAGCAGAGAAGGCAGAGAACCAGCGATTGATCGACTTCTACGCAGAGACGCCTATTCCGTTCCAAGACTTTGAGACCAACCAGGGCGGATCGGGCATCAGCAATGAGGAAGCTATCGAGATCCTTGCAGTCGCAGAGTTTGACGGCTTGACCGAGACGATGGATGAAGCGTCTCAGTTGATCTACGACATGCTGAAAGAGCATCGCGACCGAATGGTAGAAAACCAATTGCTCGATGCTGAGACGGTTGAAGATTGGGAGGCGACATACCAGTTCTACGTTCCCCTGAAAGGGTTTGCCGCTGAGGAAAATATCGAAGCTGATTTCTCGATGTCTGATAAGACTAGAGGCTTTTCGATTACCGGCAGTGAGAGCTTAAAAGCCAAGGGTAGAACAACGCTACCCGCCAACCCAGTGATCATATCGATGCTCGATGTAGCCACGAAAATTAAACGCGGCGAAAAAAATAAAGTCTCCAACGTGCTTCTAGATATGTTGCTCAAGTCTGGCTTTGAGACTGACCCAGAGGTTAACGAGGCGGAAGGCAAGGTTCCGTGGACGATATGGAACAACAAGTTCCGACCTAAAGACCCAGCTACTGATGGCGGTGAGATGATTCCGCTGACACAGATGGATAATCAGCGACGAGTAAACGGCGATCATCGATTCATTCGGGTGAAGCGGGGCGGTCAAACCTTCTTTATCGAGTTCAAAGATGATGATCTCAATAGAGTTCTTCAAAAGCTGGGTGAGTCTGCGCTTAACTTGAACAACAACTTCCTGAACTCGTCTGCGCGAAACTTACAGACCATTCAGAACTTCCGCCGCAACGTACTCATAAACTACAACCCATCATGGGGACTCGTTAACCCAGTGCGCGACATCGTAACGGCGATACCGTATGCAATGAGCGAATCCGGAGCAAAGGGCTCTAGGACGCAGGGTAAAGACGTTACCGCGAAGATGGTTTACAACTACCCAAATGCCCTTAGAGCTTACTGGAGGCACCTCAGGGAGACAGAGGGCCGCGGCAGGGCTATCACTGCGCGAGGAAAAGGTAAGCAAACGGCATACGACCAATACGTCAAAGAGTACTTCGAGGACGGAGCGCCAACCGGACTAATTCTTACACGCACTTACGAGGAAGAAGTTGCAGCTATTGAGAATGCGCTGAAGGGAGGCGTTACCAGAGAGTCGTTCAAGGCGGTCGCTAAGTTTGTAGAAGACTTCAACCAGACCATGGAGAACGCGGTGCGCGTCTCTGCTTATGTTGAGGCTAGAAAAGTTGGGGCGCCAAGGTCTAATGCAGCCAGCTTAGCCAAAGACCTGACGGTCAACTTCAACCGTAAGGGTGAGAACAATGCCTTTATCAATCTGGGCTATTTGTTCTTCAACGCAGCACAGCAGGGAACTCAGAACTTCATTCAAGCGGCAGGTCGCGGCGGCAAGAAAGTTCCCGCATTCCTGATGGGGCTGCTTGGCGCTGGTTACACGATCACGGTCTATAACATTCTGAACTCACCAATGGATGAGGACGAGGATGACGATGAGCCCTTCAGGGGCAAATTAAGCACCCCAGAATACTTAATGCAGGATCTGCAAGGTGACATCGCAAAACCGAAGGATTCTGAACAGACAACCTATGCGGACTACAACGACTCTCAGCTAAAGCGTTCTATGAACTTCACTAAAGAAGACGGGACGATGGTTGTCTTCCCGTTAGCCTATTCGTACCAGTTCTTCTACAACGCTGGTCGCATCATGGCGGAATTGCAGTACGGAATAAAAGACGAGGGCGAGGCGTTCGCGCAGATATGGCAAAGCTTCATCGATAACTTCAGCCCGCTAGACTCGCAAGAAGGCGAGGGCTGGGAGACGTTACGCGGCTTCTTCCCAGACATATTTGAGTTATTCGGTGACCTGCTAGCAAACAAAGACTTCTTTGGCAGTCCTATACAACGCGAGCAGTTCCCGACAGAGCCGAAGGAAGCCAAAGCGTATGTGACAAAGCGCTCTACCTCCAAGTTAGCTAAGGATGTGCTCCAGCGAATTAACGATATCGATGGAGACGAGATCACCGACACTAAGTACTTCCCCATAAACTTTCTATCGCCAGATCAAGTTGATTACATAGCTGCATGGACGTTTGGCGGGGTGGGGCGATTCATAGGTGATGTATCAGACGTTGCGTACAAGGCCGCTACTGATCCGGAGGCAATCGAGTTAACCGATTACCCAATCGTGGGACAGTTCTATAAGGAGCCCAGCAAGTACAAAGATCAGATGGAGTTCTACGAGAACAGTGAACGCTACCAATCCTTGATGGCGCAGCTTAACTCGCTCGACATGAACGAAGACGGCGTTATTACGGCAGAAGAGTATAGAGCCAGACCTGAACTCAAAAAGCGGGAACCTTATTACGCGGCTGACTTGGCGGTTATCTACAAGTCCGCAAACCAAGCGTTACGAGAGCTTAGAAAGGAAGAAGTAACAGCGGAAAAATATGTGCTGGAACCGTCTGCTCTTAGAGAACGGCTCGAAAAGATCGATACCGGTAAGCAGATTGTCTTCGACAGGTTCAATAAAGCTTTCAGGAAAGCTCAGAAAAAGGCCGGTGATTAATGTCGGCAAAAAAGTTCCAGCCAGAAAGTAAGCACCTGTCCGCAGACCTCGACGGAGACGGCGTGATCTCTGATCAGGAGCTAGAGATCAGCAGGGCGCTTCAAGAACAGGAGATCACCCATGAAAGGGCAGAGGCGCAACGCTCGATGGCTTGGTTTGCGTTGTGGGGGATGCTGCTTTATCCGTCCCTAGTAGTAGCCTCTGAGTTCTTCGGTCTCAGTCAAGCTGCCGCGATACTAGGCGCCATGGCGAGTGTTTATTTCGTGTCGGTTGCTGGCATCTTGGCTGCGTTCTTCGGAGCCCAAGCCTTCCAAAATCGTAAATAGCCGTGCTGATAGAAAGCGTGGCTGCTGCCGGCCTTATTCTGAAAAGTCTTAATGAGACCATCCAGGCTGTTAACGAAGGTAAGGCGAATATCCAGACAGCCATGAGTATGCTCTCGGACTTCGGGCAAGGGCTAAACGAATTTCAAGCAAGCCGTCAGAACAGCATGTTCAAGCCTCTGAGCAACTCAGACGTCTTGAAAATTCAGATGATTCGCAGGAGCCAGGAGAGGTACGAAAAGGATCTACGGGAGATGCTTTTATTTTTGGACAGCAAGCTTCTCGAAGACTATGACCGAGCCATCGCGGAGAACAAGCGACAACATCAAGAACACATAAAGTATCTCTCGAAAAAAAGAAAAGAGCGCGAGCAACTGATGGCGCAGATCAGCGTCGGCGCGATTACGTTACTCATAGGCGGCTTGATCATCTGGGGTGGTTTCTTCGTTATGATGAGCATATACGGGTGAACACCATCATGGCATTCCTGCTCGTCGTGGTCGTGGAGGGCGACACACTGCCTCAGAAGTGGTACTTCAGAGACGTGACTAGGTGCAATACCTTCGCCTATTACGTCTCCACTGGAAAGACGAAGATCAACAGGAACTACCAGCAGCAGGAAAACATATCGGCGTACTGCATTCCTGCCACAGTCCCTGCGAACACTAAAACGTGGGACTGATTCGTCCTACGCCGTATTGCGAGGTCGTCCTCGTTTGTATTGAGGATCACCCTGTGCATTTAGCTTAGGCTCACCATCGTCGTCTAATGCAAACTTTTCTGGATTAGCAGCGAACTCAGCCCATCGTGGGCTTAGTAGGTCGGGTTTTAGGAAACCAGGCGCCTGACGTGTGGTGTTATCGTTCGAGGCCAGAACGAGTTGTGGGCGCTTCCGAGCAGCCATAAACTGATCGCTGGCATCCCACGCAAATTTGGCAATCTCTTTGGGGTCTAAGTTGCTATCTAGCTCGATGCAGTTAGCGTATTCCATTTCGAAAACGTACTGTGCAATTGCATCTCTTAGCTTGCGTTCTTCTCCTGTGGAGAAGGGTAGAATAGACATCTATATTATCCTTATAAAACATATTAAGTGGAGCAAAAAACCACGCTCGTATGTTGTTGATTTATAAGACGTTTCTCCGACAGCTACTATTTAACATAATATATATCGAGTGAAGTCTTACCAATATATTAGCGTTTTGCCCATGTATTAAGCGAAAACGCTAACCTCACTTAGCCCTGACCATCCCCTCCAAACCCTGCACTGCCTTCCGTTTTTGCTCATCTTTTATATGAACATAACGCTGCAACATTGCAGTGTTCGACCAGCCTCCAAGCTGCTGGATGACCATCTCAGGAACTTCGTTTCGCATATGCCATGAAGCAAACGTATGCCTCAAAGTATGGAAACAAGTTCCCTCCGGAAGACCGGCTCTAGCTACTGCCTTTCGCCAAGTCCCATCACACACATTAGTACCTGGTTTGTTTGAGTGGTCTCTCGTAAAAACGAATTCAGACCTCCAGCCAAACCGTTCCTCTAATCTGTCGTTCCTAGAAAGCCTTTTAAGAATTACATCCCTTGCGTCAGAGTTAAGTACTGTTCGGAACTTGTTTCCGTTCTTAACTTCTATGCCGTCGATGCAAATTTCCCAATAGTCTTTCTCAAGTTGATCCCATCGAAGATGAGTACAGTTTGTTTTTCGCAAACCCGTGTTCACGCCAAACATAACTAAGTCTCGCCTCCAAGGATCAAGCTCCGCGATCAGCGCCTCCACCTCATGTGGCTCTAAGAACTGATCGCGTTCCTTCGCTTTTGGAACCTTAACCACCGGAACCTTGTCCAACTTGCCAGCTTCGTTCGCCCACCTAAGCATTGCTTTGAGATAGGCGAGGTGACCGGCAATTGTCGAAACACTGTATGTACCTCCTGTCCTGGTCTCCTTGGTTGCTAACCAAGCATGCAGGTCATCGATGTACATGCGGTCGATTTCATCTAAGGGCAGATCTCCAATCCGCTCTTTCAACCGCTTCAAAATGCTTCGCTTGTTGGCATCAGGCTTTCGCCCTTTGTCCGACAATTTTCTCTCATACCGCTCAGCGGCATCTTTAAACGACATTGCTCCCATCAATTTATCTCCAAATTGATGAGCGCAATTTTTTGCTCCGCTGTGAATATACCCCACGTTGGAACGATATTTCTATTAATCAAATCCTGAACCCTCCATTGCAGTTCTGACTCAACCATCTCTTCTTCGCCGACAACCCAGATGTCTTCGCCATCTTTCTGCACGACGATCGTGTTAAAAACGCTGTCTCTTTTTCTATAAACAGGCTTCCAGTATTTCCGCGCAGCGATAACAAAATAGCGCTCTTTTGTTTCGGGCAAACGAGGGAGGCTGCGACGGAAACCATCAGCTTCCATTAGTGGGCTTCTGAAGTCTCTTCAGGTGCCGCTTCTATTGGCGCTGCGTCTTCAGGCATTTCGATGTTGCCGACCGGCGGCGGCAGCAAAGCCATAGCGTTGCTTCGCATCTCTTTGATGCCGATTTGCATCGCGTCTATACTTGCCGCCATCGAGTCGATCTGGTTTTGAGCTTTCCCCACCTTGCTAAAAAGGTCGATCGCTAGCTGTGGGATGTCGGCAATCTTGTATCGAATGCCATCTATATCTGCAAATTCTGGCTGCTGTTCCATCGTGTTCCTCGTTTCGCTATACCCTTGCGGGTTTGGTGTATTAGGACATCCTCTGGGGCGTCGAACCTCCAGAGTGAGTCCAAGGTGTATAAGTGGGTCTCAACTAAGTTCGGCTCCCCACATTTAACGCACTCGATCTCCATTGCTTGGTTAGGGGAAGGCCGCACTGCCAACAACCGAATAGTTGTATCGATCGACTTCAGCTTGACCTTCGCGTTGATGCGTATGCTTTGTTCCGTAATCTGCTCTTGTCGTTTGGTGATGACACTAACCATCGCGTGGGGAGTCATGCTCGTCCCCGCGCTCAGGCGCCCGACATAAAATTTGTAGTCGTATGTCTCCTCCAAGATCGCAGTGTCTAATTCCTTACCGAGATAAATCGTCTGATGGCTTTGGCAGATCAGCTTCAGCATCTTTAGAACGGATCGTCCTCATCGAAATCATCCATCTGCACTGGGGCTTGGGCTGGCTCGGCAGAACCCGCCACTGCTTTCTTAAAACTTTTAAAGTCTCCAACGCCCTTCATGTAGGCGCCTTGCAGGTTCAATTGCGGAGAGCCGTCCACCTTTTTTGCTTTGTAGCCTTTCCAGTTCATGCGAACTCGCTCATCAGTCGAGGCAGAAACCCCAGCCTGCAAGTAATTAACAAACGTCTGGTCAATAATTAGCATGCCGTCAAAGTCGGGGACCGGCTCGTTCTTCAGCCAATCGTTACCGCCTTGTGCCGCCTTAGCGTCCATACGCTCACGCTCCTTCGCCTTGGCGTCTACAGACAGCGCGTAAAGGCGCCCGTTGCCTGCGTGTACTTCAAAAGAACTCATGTCGTTTTCTCCATCGAGAGGGTTATCGTTTTACTACCAGCACGACGGAAGTCGTCTGGCCTTTTGCCGTTTGCGGCGAGGAGATCCTCACCACCAACTTCTTGAAACGCTCTGGCGTAATCGACGGTGCCTTTGCGTTTAATGACCTGAAACCTGACGGTGCCGTTAGTAACGGACTCGTCGTACTTGTCGCTTACAGAGCTTTTTAGCGTGTCTATTCGCGCCTTGATTTCAGTCTTACGTTCCATGCTGGGCTTGATGTCGTTATCAATTCTTTGGTCTTCCAGCATCAAGCTCTGGATCTCGTCTAGCTCTACGTCCTGAACGTCTTTGAAGCCTTTAGAGTTGCCCTTGAGGTACACATCTCGCTTTGCAGGATCAGCCGCCTCGTCTAGCGCGTAGTTGAGCCAAGCGTGGTAGAGGTCAACCCTGCGTACCGCCTCCGATCTAGGCTTGGGTAGAAGCTTTCCTGGTAGCAGTTCATCGAGCCAGCCGTAATCTCGATCAAGCGTATCGACATGAAATTTTTCGGGACTTATGAAGCAGACAAAGTGAAGCGTGTCGAGATCACAGACCTCCATGTGATGGCGGCACTGCAACAGATAAGCTGGTTTGTCGTGGACGGAGTAGGGCTCTTTGGTATATCGAGCGAACGGGTTCTTGAACTCACCACCTGTCTTCAACCCCCAACGACGGTCAATTGAACTCATCATCCAATCGTGATCGCGATGCATCTGATACGGCTGATCCCAGCCTGACAGCCCCCATTCTTTCTCAAACCACGCGATCGATATCGCTTCGTTCTCTGATCCATGCTTCACCGCGGGTACATGACTGAGGTCTTCATGCACTCCGTGTATGGCGCGTACCTTTTTCTCCAGCCATTGCTGCGCCGTCTCGTAGGGATTGACGCCCTCGACAGAACCAGGGGAGGTCGATGTGAAAAGCCTAGAACGCCAGTTGAGCCACTCAGGGCTACCTTGTCGCATCTCCATCACTTCCACCTCCGCTCAGCGCAAAGAGTGCGCCAACGCGCCTTCGTATCGTCCACTAGATCGTTGCCGCCCAAGACCGCCTGTTGGTAAACCTCCGCGGCTTTCTTAGCGGAAGCTTTCGTTTTTTCCTTAGTAACGTCCGCCCACATAGCGTCTTGGGGATCAGTGGCAGGAGCCTGTTCAAGAGCCTCAGTGACAGGGCTAGCTGGCTCTTCGGGCTCAACGTGCTCCTGCAACCACAGGGTATGACCTAGCCCAAACTCACCGAGCGCTCTGGTGCGTAGGCGCATCTTGGCGTTGTGTACATCGTTAGCGTTCGGGTTCGTGACTAGCTCGTTCGAGTTGCCTTTGAAAACGGGCAATGACGTGCATACGGTTTCGCCCTCGATCGTCATCGTGATCGAGACGTAGGCGGTGCCATCAGGCATAAGAAAATAATCGAGGCCATTCGAATTAGTCTCGAATTTCCACCAATAATTAGGGAATTGTTTTTTTGCTACCGCGTGAGCATTCATCCACGGGATAAATGCATAGCCATCCGAATTCTTTTTGATTAATTCCGAGCAGTCGTACTCAGAAAGAAGGGAAAAAACGTGTGACATCGTGCCTCCAACACTATTCTGTTGAAGGACGATATCACACTATAAGTTTACATTACAAACGCCAAAAACATTTAATGATCTATCCCGTTTGATTTTGTAGATCTCGCGGCAAAGTCAATGTTCCGGCTCCGTTCGATAAATCCGAGAATTTAAATTCGTAACCGTGGTGGTTGTATTCTATAGATTGATCAAGCATTTCGCCGAGGTTATCGATCATAATGAAACACACTGCGAACTTAGTCCTTTCAAACGTGCCGTCTTTCCACATAACGGAACACGAACTCATAGCCATTTGATCTTTTGCTGGCCTTACGCGATGAAGGCTAGTGCCTTCGTATGCAGCTTCGGCGCTCCGCAAAATATACGGCTTATACATCTTTGCGAAAGTTTGCGTCGTCAATCCTAACTCTGTGTTGAAATATCTTTGACTTCTGTCGCAGGCATAAACTTGAGAAAAGTCGCCTGTAAAGGTCATAAACAGAGTGACGGGTCTATCGTCGGGTTGCTCGTGTGTCGCGACGGGCGGGATTTTACTGAACGGGCGGCTAATCCTAGTGATATTAGTATTCAATTGATTTGCGGTGTCGCGCCGCTGCTTGTCGCGAAAGCTCCTTAGTCGCTCTTCTATGTTTTGCATTATTGTTTTTCCTATCCGATAACTTCCAATGTTTTGTTGAGTGATGCAGCTGACACCTCATCCGTATACATCAAAGAAATCAGCTTTGCTTTTTGCTTTTCTGTAACTGTTTCACCTGTTGCTGCTGTGAAAGATTCAACCGTTCTGATCGCTTCTATAAGCGATTCGATATTAAGATCTCCGGTTCCATCTGATCGCTTACCAGAAGTCCAATAAATCATATCGATCCCGTAAATCTCGCAAAACTGATACATCAGTGCGGGATCTTTTGGTAGGGAGCCGCTGAGCCACCTGAAGATGGTAGTGGGGGAGCAGCCTAGCTCTTTAGCAATTGCTGCTTTGTTGTGGAACTTCACGTTATTTCTGTTCAGTTCTTCTTCTAACCGTTCCCTAACCTCATCGGCTGTGAACGGGCTTACTCTCTGACTTTCCATTTAGAACGCCCTCCTATGGCATATCTTAATCCCTGTTTCTTAATCCCTGTTCTGATTGGTGCTGACGAGAAAGCTTAGTCAGTCGCCGGATTGAATCACACAAATTAAGTGGAAATCAACCGATACCGAAAATAAAATTCCGTTAATTAATTTAAAAGTTTTGTGTCGGATGTTGAAAAACGGCAAGTGGTCATTGTGTGATCTATGAGACTGTGTAATTATCCAACGACAACAGGTTATGGAGGCTGTTTACGTTGGATTATTTGCCCGCTGTGGAAGGGAACCTATCGCTCGAAGCTCTGGGTTTACTGGTCTGGATTAGCCATCAAGAAAAGAATTTCAATATCACCGTCAGGAGTCTCGCTGGGAGACACAATCGCTGCAAGGACAAGGTGAGCAAGCTGCTGGACGAGCTTATCGAGTCCGGCATGCTGGAGCGATCTCAGTCCTACATCGATGGGAAAATGCACACCCAATACCGCGTCCTGCTCACAAGGACACGTCCTGATCAGAAGGACGATATAGGTATTACTACAGTTAAGTCTTCTAAAAGTAATACTAGAAGTAAGAGTTTAACTATTAGGGACGCCTTAGAAATGCGCCCTGAAGCCATTCCACCAAAGGAGTGGGAGCGTTATTGGGAGTATCGGTGGGAGGCGAATAAGCCAAAGACCGCACAGACAATCAAGCTAAACACCAACGTCATGCTGGAAGCGCAGAGGCAAGGCGTTCTCACAGATCTACTGGACGCTGCCATAGGTAACGGCTGGCAAGGGTTACAGAAAAAATACATCGAGAGCATGAAGGCTCAGGCGTCTAAGGCGCAGGCCATCGACAACCAGTTCCGTGGTGTCGAATGAACATCGTCGCAGTGAAACAACAACTGAGCGATCAAGCTGAGCGCGTAGCCATGGATCTGCTACCGCTGGGCAAGCGTGACGGCAAGAACTGGCGCAATGGCTCGACTGATCCTGGCGACCCTGGTCAAAGCCTCGCGGTATTTATCGATGGCAACAGCGCCGGTCAGTGGAAAGACTTCGCGACCGATGAAGCTGGCGATCTGCTCGACCTGATTCGATGCATCCGCGGCATCAGCTTGCAGGATGCGTTGGAATACGCGGTCACCGAATACAGGCTTGATGTTGATAAGCCGGCAGTCAAAAAAATTCCAAGGGCGGAAAAGCCCAAAACCCCAGCGCGAATTCCTGAGAGATCTAACTCTGGCAGGGGCAGGGAGTTCTTGCAGACCCGCGGGTTCACCGATATCGATTCTCTCTTCGAGTTGTACAAGCTACGAGAGATTGAGGCTGAGGGTGCGACGAACGGCGAGGTAGATCTTTGCCTCCCGTACATACACCCAGAAGGCGTTCTGTCGAGCAAGCGCCGCACGATCAACCACTCGCTGTACGGAAACAACAAAACCAAGTTCGTTGCGGCCGGTAACCAGATGTGTCTCTTCGGTTGGCAGACGATCGATGACAACGACCGAGAGGTTGTGATCTGTGAAGGCGAGTTCGATCAAATGGTGCTGAGCCAAGAGTGCGGTATACCAGCGCTGTCGATACCGACTGGCGCCGCGGGTGGAACGTGGTGGGACTTTGAGTACGAGAACCTAGAACGCTTCGAGACTATCTTCATTTGCTACGACCCTGACTCTGCCGGTCAAAAAGGCGCGAAGCAGCTAGCCGCCAACATCGGGGCGAGAGCCCGCATTATGAAGCTGCAAGACGGTGACCCAAATGACCTGCTGAAAAAGCATGGTAGCGCGGGATGCCGGAAGCTTGTCAGGGATGCGCTGGAAGAGGCTCGATGGGGCAGCACCGACAAAATAAAAAACGTCTCTGAATTCTACGAAGAAGTGCTGGCGCGGTTCGATCCAAATGCGGAGGAGGAGGAGGGTTTCTCTACTCACTGGTCGAAGGCCACCGGCAAGATCTTCTTCCGGCGCAGTGAGTTGATCGTATTGAACGGCGTTAACGGTCACGGCAAGTCGCAGCTTGCGATGCAACTGATGGCAGATGCCGGTCTTGCAGGCGAGAAGGTCTGCGTAGCGAGTATGGAGATGCGCGAGGATCGTTTGCTTGAACGGCTGATTAAGCAGTGCGGGGCTACTGGTAATCCCACCAACGACTACATCGAGAAGGTGTTCGATTGGATCTCTGGGTGGATGTACCTCTACGTCGATATCGCAGCCCGCGGCAAGACCAAAGAACAAATCTTGCTGGACAGTCTGGACTACGCATGGCGTCGGTATGGCTGCACCACATTCCTGATCGATAGCCTACAGCTTTGCGGAAATTTCGAAGAAAACATGAACGCTCAGCAGGCTTTCATGTCGAAGCTTGTCGAATTCAAGCTCGAACGAAACGTCACGATCTTCCTGATCACTCATGCGAAGAAAGGGCCAGACGAATATCAGATGGGCGGGAAGTGGGATATCAAAGGATCGTCCGGCATCTCTGATCTAGCCGACCAGGTGTACACCGTCTTCCGCAACAAGCGCAAAGAAGAACACCTCGATCTCGTTGAGAAAGGTTTCGACGATCCCAACCAGAAAATTATCGACATGGCTGACTCCTATCTGATCTGCCACAAAAACCGGCATGGCGACTGGGAGGGAAAGATGGGCTTCTTCTTCAACCCGAAGACGTTTCGTTACGAGTCGAGTGATCGAACTGCCCGCAGTTACTTGGAGATGGATTGTGATTGAGGAAGAGAAATTTGCTGAAAACTTGAGAACGGCAGGCGTTAGGAATTCTTCGGCTGAGGAATCTGTTGCGACCAAGGAAGCGCAGTGCAAAAAAATTATTGCTCAAGCGAAAGTCAAAGCGCTGACGATCGGACACAAATCCAATGCCGCGCAGGAA